CTTCATAACGAGGTTAGCAAGAACCAAGTTTTTCTTGTAAGCCGCAACAATCTCATCACTCCAAATGTCAGGAATGAATTTGTCTGCTGTGGTTACAGTAACTGAGTTACTGGGGGAAAATGAGGTTGCCATGGTTGTTTCTCCTTAGAAACGAAAATTAAGTTACTTGACCCGTCCCTCTGCGTAGGCTTTCATAATTTCTTCAGAAAGCGCATCGTAGCGGTCAGGTTCCGTCATCTTCAGCCGAATCAGGTCAGCCCGTCTGTAAACCCTCTTTGAACTCTCACCAGTTCCACCAACATCCACTTGTGCGGCCTTCATGCTCTGCTTCCTGGCGGTTTCACCCGCTTGTTCAGTCTGCTTAGACTTGACACCACGCAACTGCTTGTAGGTAGAGAGCAACTCATTGGCACTATCGTAATCGAACTCACCATCTGCTTTTGCATACAGACCAAGGCGAACAGGCGAGGATTTCACCCAATTCACAAAGTCCTGATCTTGAGCAATCTGATTGTAGTCAGGATGCTCTTGCGTTAGCTTCTGCTGAATCTGCATCCTTTTGAAATCCACACCCGCTTGACGGGCTGCGAGAACATCAGGATGGTTATCAATAGTCTTCTGAACTGCCTTTTGTGGATTCTCAAAGAAATCTACTTCAGGCTCTTCCTCTTTAATAGTCTGTTGCTTTGAACTGAGGTTCTGCTTTATGAGTTCGTCAGCAAGTTTCCTTACCTCTCCCACTTCTTGCGCTTGCTTGCCAATCAACTTCTCAGCTTCTTGGTGCATCCGAACAATGTCTTCCAGACTTTTATCCCTGTATTTATCAGGGAGTCCAGGGCTTGCTGGCGCAATGGTGTCAGACAACTTGGATTCTTCAGCTTCTAACTCACTCTTCATCTCAGGTTCGTTATCAATCAACATATTATCCCTTTTTCCTGCCGTTTCGGTTATAGGAGAATCAACTCGGCGTTTATGCTTGTGAGTTGTGCTTTTGCTCAAACTTCAACTGATCCAGGTGTTTTTTCTCGAACCTTCCATGCTCTGATGGGAAAGAACCAGACCACCCTTCTAACTTGAAGTTAGGAGCAGAAAGAATGCGGTTGGCTGTTTCACCACATTCACACCTAAAACTGATCGACTCATAATCGGTCAGTCTTTCGGTTTTATGCCCGTTTGCACAGGCAAAATCAAACATTCTTTTCATTGAGTTCCTCGTATGCTCTCTCGCTTGCCTCTTTCAAGGTTTTCAGCCAAGTTAGTATAGAAAGTTCACCTTTTTTGAATTGTAGGCTTTGTTCATCAGAAATCACAGATATATTATTTAGGGATGCAATCATGGTGTCAATATCTTCCACCAAGTCTTTCCACCCATCACTTCCCATCATTGAGAAGCGACTTTCATAATATTTCTGGAGTTCTGGGGTCATTCACTTGCCGCCTGTAATGGAGCCAAATCTTCATTTGTCCAAAAGTCTTTTGCAAGCATGATTTTCAAATGCTCTTTGTTGCGTGACAAGCAGTCTGCCCAATCAGCATCTTCCATACCTTCGGGCTTGTCGCCGTTGATGAGGTTCACGCTGTCCATAGCGGCGCTGTAGTGCTGGGCGATTTGTTCTGCGGTGATTTCATTCATGCTGATGCTCCGTTGATTTGGGCTTTAAGGCTGTCAACCTCTGCTTTGAGTTCTTGGACGGCCTTCCAAAGGATTGCTATCATTGGGGTTTGCTTTAAATGCAGAAATCCTTCTTCATCTTCTAAAACAAGATTTGGTTTTATTTCTTTAACTTGTTGTGCAATCCAACCAATTTCTTTGCTACCACCATCACTTTGTTTCCATTCATAATTTACAACTTCCATTGCCATAACATCGGCAAGTTGATTGTTGGCTGGCGCAATGTTTGTTTTTAGGCGTTCATCAGAACGACCAGATGTTGTGCCATTTGTCCAAATTGTGAAACAACTTGTAGTGCTGTCTGTTCCATTAAATATATATTGTGTTGTGTTATTTGGAGATGCCGCTGAAAGAAGAACTCTCATTCCAAACGGAGATGTTGCTGATGTGTTTTTAACTTGAAAAGCAATTTCACTGGCGGCAGATGCGGCAGTAAACCCAGTTCCACTTGCATCCCAATAAGCCCTTGGATTCCCATCCCCATCAGACAGCACGATGTAGTTGCTTGCTGTGCGAATGTCTAAGCCGCCTTGGTTGCCCATGTAACCACCAAGCACTACGTTTGATACACCTGTTGTTATGTCTTTTCCAGCACGATAGCCAATAAACACATTGCTTCCGTTTGTGGCATTAGAACTGTAACCAGCGTGATAACCAAAAAATGTGTTTGCCCCGCCAGTTGTGTTTGTATACCCCGCCTGATAACCTACAGCAGTGTTGTTGCTGGCGGTGGTGTTATATTCAAGTGCAGAACTACCAAGGGCTGTGTTGTATTGGCCTGTGGTAGTGCGAAGAAGTGCTTGATAGCCGCCCCCCGTGTTATCCGTTCCAGTGGTGTTATAGTAAAGTGTCTGATGTCCAAAAGCAGAATTAAACTGCCCCGTTGTATTTGTATAAAGTGTCCTATTTCCTAAAGCCGTGTTGTTAATGCCGATGGTGTTGGAATAAAGAGACTCCCTACCAAAAGCGTTGTTAAAATTTCCAGTGGTGTTACTTGTTAATGCTTTTGCGCCAAAAGCATGGCTGCTATGACCAGTGGTATTTGCTGCAAGAGCAGACTCACCAACTGCCAAAAGGTTAGAACCAGTAGTGTTTGCTTGAAGGGCTGCATACCCCACGGCAGTATTGTTTGCACCTGTTGTGTTTGCCGCCAAAGCACTCGCACCAACCGCAGTGTTGGTGGCTACAGCACCTGCGCCTTTACCGACTGTCATGCCTTCAACCACTGCGCCACCAGTTAGGGTAGATACGCCAGTAACACCTAAAGTTGTAGATGCAGAAATAGATGTTGCCGCCACTGTACTTGGAGTAGTTGCCCCCAAAGTACCATTCATTGCCGCACCAGTTAGCGTCTTATTGGTTAACGTATCAGTCGTTGCTTTACCAACCAAAGTGTCAGTAGCCGCAGGAAGCGTCAAAGTGGTAGTACCAGCCACCGCAGTTGCCGTGACTGTAGTAGTGCCTGATGTGGTTCCAGCAAGAACAAGTGTTCCAGAACCTAGTGTTGAGGTTGCCATAATTTTCCTTTAAGGTGTTCCATTGGAGACAATGTTTGCAGAAGAGGTAATCAATCCAGTTGAAGACATTGATGCAATTGTCGTTGCCCCATACTTGAATATCAACTTTCCACCACTTTCTTCAATTGTGAAGTTTGTAGTCAAGAGTTTAGGTGTAGATGCCGCAGTTCCAGTAGTGTTCTGGTTAAATGTTGGGAATGAGGTCAAAGATGCCGCTGACCCATTGGGAGCCAACACATCAGTACCAATCACCAATCCAAGGTTTGTCCTGGCCCCAGATGTAGTAGTTGCACCTGTACCACCATTCAAAACCGCAACAGTACCCGTCACATTAGATGCAGTGCCCGTGGTGTTTTGATTAAAGGTAGGGAAAGAAGTCAGACTTGCAGCCGACCCACTTGGAGACAGAACATCTGTTCCTATGACCAATCCTAGATTGGTTCTGGCATCACCAGCAGTAGATGCACCAGTACCACCATCAGCAACTGCTAAATCTGTGATACCCGTGATTGAGCCACCAGTGATGGAGACATTGCTTGCCGCTTGGGTAGCAATTGTTCCCAAACCACTAACATCAGCAGTGGTCAGAGTAATAGCACCAGTGCGCCCTGCAACTGAAGTTACAAGGTCAGTGTTATCAACTTTCTCCCAAGCAGTGCCATTAAAGATGGCCCAATCGCCTTGTGTCCAAGTGGTAATTCCATTGAGATTGGTTGAGCCTGTTACAGAGATAACATAGTAGTCTCCCTTTGTTCCTACGCTAGAAACAAGGGTTGGGGTGTTGGTTGATGCGTTCCAAGTGCCTTTGTAGTTCACAAATCCAGACAGGGCCGTAATTTGAGACTGAAGACTTGTCAGAGTATCAAGTACAGACTGAGAAGTACCGCCACCATTGGTAATAACTTTGATGCGTTCAGCAACATCAAAAGGAACAACCTCACCAACATTGATCTCACGACCATCATCAAGAGTGATAATGAGGCTACCATCAAAATCAATGCGAGCAGCGGCAACGCCAGTGCCGTCAGAACCATCAACTCCATCACGCCCAGGTGAACCATCTCGTCCTGCTGGGCCTGTTAATCCTGCTGGCCCTTGCTTGCCATCTCTTCCATCTTTGCCATTCTTGCCATCCTGTCCATCTTGTACAGAGGCAACTTTGCTCTGAATCTCGCCATTCAACTGAGCAAACTTTTGCTCCATGTCTGACTTGATCTTCTTCAAGCCTTGGATGACAAGTTCAGCACCCTTGCCAATAGACTCGCTCTTGGCCTTGGCAATCTTCTCAGCAGCAGACTGTTGCAAAGCAGTAATGATCTCCATCTGCTGTTCAGCAGAGATTCCATCAATTCCTAGCTTACGCTCAAGATCAGCGATGTCCATTTAGGTCAATTCCCTGGAAAGACGATTGAGAAACTCATCTTCAACGCTCGACATTTTGCCCTTCTTGTCAGCCATTTGCAACTCAACAATCTTGGACTTGTTCTTAATATCAGCTTCTTTCAGCATCAATTCAGCAATCTTAACCCGCTTGTCAAACTCTTTTGAACCAGCATCATCTTGGTTTGGCAGGTTCTTGGTCATTGCCGCCATGTTCTTGGCTTGCACTTCTTGAGGCATCAACTGTGCTTCAATTGATAACTTCTGAGCCTCTGCCCGATTCTGTTCAGCTTGAGTCGTATTAACAGCAATTTGAGCCTGTGCAGCTTGCATAGCCAACTGCTGTTGCATCTGAGCCATTTGCTGTGCTTCAGGATTAGGTTGGCTCATCTTGTCCAACTGCTCCATCAGTTCATAGCGGTTGGTCAGTGAAGAATTAGCCAAAACACCTTTGAGAATCAATGGCAACACAGGAGTGTTAGGGCCAAGAGTCTGAAGCAACCCAATGAACATCTGTTGCTCATGCTCACGGGCAATGATGCCCAGAGTTGCAGTAGGAATGAAAGTCATGTCTACAGAGGGGTAACGCTCTGGGTCAAACTGCATATACCTAAAAGCCGCCTTCTGAATGAAGGGGATCAGGAAGTCTTCTTGGAAGTTTACCAGAGTACGCTTGTACTTCTTGATGATGGTGGCAACTGCCATAGACATACCGCCTTGGCCCATGTCTCTAGCACCAGCACTGACCATGCCTTGAGAATCCAAAGTTCCTGTGGATTGCAGGAGCATACGTTCGAAATCCTTGGCAGTTGCTAGGTTGTTGCCATCAGTCTGCCCAAACTTGAAGGGATAGAGAATCTCTGAAGGTGCGCCATTGGTGAGAATGGCCTTTCCAGGCTTGACTTCAAACTTAGCACCACGGGGCAGACGGGTTGCATCCATTGCAATCATGGGGCTGGTGGTCAGCGCCAATGAATCCAAGTGGGAACGAATCTGAGCATCAATAGCCTTTTGCATATTGAAGGCTTTTTCCACTGTGCCACGCCCAAGCAGACGATTGGGAACAGTGTCATCTTGATAGGTTAGAACAGGGCGATCCTTCATCATGTAAGGATTTGCCTCTGCTTTGAGCAACTGCCCATCGTTGGCAATTACGACAATGGCCTCAACCATGTCTGAATATTCTTCAGCAGCGGAACTCTCAGGAAACAAATCAACAATATTCTTGTTCTCTTCAAGGTTCTCTAAGTACTCACGGGGAACCAAGCCATAGTAGGTCAGCAACAATACCTTTTCATCCTGGTACTGGCTCACTTCTTGGGTGGGTTCTAAATCGGTATCTTCATAAGTGGGCGTAATGTCTACTTTGCGGTAGATTCCACGCTCAATGCCTTCAACAATCTTGTGAATAGAGATGTACTTCTCAATTGCCACCCCCATACAGTCATCGACTGAAGTACCGTTCGGGTCAAAAAGAAAGTTTTTTGGATTTACAGGTGAAATTCTGACTGAAATACGCTCTTTTTCCACAACTCCAATGGCGGCTTGGCCCATTTGCCCAGGAATTGCCTGAGTAGAGGGTACAAACTGCTTTTCAGTCTTAACGACAATCTCGCCAATGCCTGTGCCGTAGATTTCTGCCATCAATTCAATGGCATCAATGGATTTACGAATCTTGTCCCGCTTGAAATCTTCCATCAACTGGGCTTTTAAGACTCCAACATCAATGGGGTTGTTATTCACATCCCGAATGTCATCTTGAATGTCAAAGAACTCGCCTTGCCCAAAGATAGCTTCCATGATCTCAGCATGGCGAGTCTCAACGGCTTGTTGGGTGGCAGGGGTTACGATGCGTGAACGCTCAGACTCACGGGTTTTGTCTTCAGATGCCCACTGACCACGAAAGATTCGCTCGTATTCCAGATAATCAGGCAGGTAGTTGGTGTCTCTCCAATCACGCCAGCGGTTGCAATGGTCAGTAACAAAATCAGTCAGGTCTTTATCAGCCTGTGTAGGCTCATAAAACTCACCTTGTTCTAGCTTTTCTTGCTTATCTGTTGCCATTAAACCCCCGATATGATGTCTACAGGCTCCCACTCTTCATCTTCTTCGGCCTCAAAGTAAGATGTTACAGCCAATTGATCGATATAACTCAAAGCATCAGGAAGGTCATCATGTACGCCATTGGCAGGAAACATCAAGAGTTGATCGGTGAATGCGTCCCAATCTTCTTCAGAGTTCAGCACAATACGCCCATGCTCAAACCGCCCTTGGAGACTCCAGATGATTCTGTCTGTCTTTTTCCTGTTGCCATGCGTTAGGTCAACTATGTGGGAATATACATTATTTTTCCGCATCAAGTCACTGAGGTAGGGCAAAACAGCGTTTTTAAGTGCACCACGCTCGATTCCCACCGAAATTGGCCTGTAATCCCGCATCTTCATCAGGATTTTGGCAGCAGTTTCCCGAATGTCCCACCGCCCATGGTCAATCTCTTTGACAAACCACTTGCCATCATCAGTGACCTTGACCACTGCAATGGCACTCTCATCTAGTCTTTTTTTCGCGTTAGCAGCTTGTTTAGCCACTTCTTCAAATCCTGCCAAGTCGATTGCAATGAAGTAACTACCATACTCAGGTTCCACACCATATTTGATCCAATCTTCTTTAAAAACATCACTTCCTGCGTTGTCAAAGGATGCCAAGTATTCCTGCTTGAAAGCAAAAGAACTTAGCGTCTTCTTGGCAGACTCAATCTCAGTTGGGTCTATCAATGGGTTGTCTTGGGTTGTGAAGTGCCAGGACTTCCAATCAGGATCATCTCCAGATTGCCCCAGCTTGAATAGATCATAGAACCAGTTGCGACCCTTGGGTGTGCCGATGAATATGGCTCTGCCTTTTTTGTCTGACAGAGAAGCCCTGATGACTTGCTCCCAGGCTTCAGGCTTAATGTCCGCAACCTCGTCTAGCACCGCATAGGTAAGGGACACACCCCGCAGGGTATCTGGTCTATCAGCACCACGAACATAAATCTTTGCACCATTTATCATGGTGATATCCATATTGTTGATGTGACTGTTCTGGATAACATCCCGTCCAATCTCCAACAACACATCCCAAATGATCTGCCTAGCCTGACCATTGGTAGGCGCAACATAGAGAACAGCACTTCCTGCTGGGCAACGCAATGCTTCAATAATTAGCGTAGTAGCCGCTAACCTAGACTTACCACAACGCCTACCCGCAGCCACAACCTTAAACCTTGTTTTGTCAGTAAAGACTGTTTGTTGCCAAGGAAGGAGTGAGAAGTTGAGGTCAGACATTTTTTGTTTCTACATCAGTCACATCTTGCAAGGGTTCTATCTCTACGCCACCAATGCCTGTGATGTTGATGGTAACGGCATTCCTTTGCTTGCCTTCTTTCTCAAACAGACTGACAGGAAGCATCCTATCCATACAGAGTTTGAGCATAGCCGCCTGTGCTGGGTGTTCATCATTCATGGCAATCTCAATTGCTTTGTGAACAACATTGGAACCTGCACTGTTTATCAGGAGGTCTTTGAGTTCTTTGATGCGCTGAACTTCAGTCTTTGGCAGGAGAGCCGCAGGTCTTTCAGCATAGGTAGCCATAGTGAACTTCTTGTTCACAGCACCTTTGGGGCGACCCTTTTTCTTTAGGTTGTTTGGCAGTGCATCAATCACATTCATACTTTACCCAGTTATGGAAGTAGGTTGTCAGCAGTCTGGGCGCTCATCTCCAGAAACTCTTGGTAGGCACTTCCTACCCTCATTCTGCGCCGTACACAGAACCATTTATTCCACCAACACGGCTGGAGACTGTGGAGGAATTACCAGAGGCAGCGCAAGACCTAAGTCGGCAACTGCTTGAACCATTCAATCTCCATGCGTCTTGGCAACAACAATGTAACTCAGTTTCTTTTATTTGACAAGTGGGGTAAACCCTAGTACATTCTTCACGGGGCCATAACCCAGCCCTCCATGCGGTTGAGCCGACCAAGTGGGATAAACATGGCAAATCAGGCGAGTTTCTAGTAGGACTCCCTCAACGCTGAGATAGCGCCAGGGACTACCTGAACGGGGCAAAGTAGCTTGTACAAAGGTTGTCTGACAAACAACAGTTGTCGCCTAGGAACGCAAGTTCACGCTATCAAGCGTATAAACAAGAGGCTCACTTCTTTAAGAAGTACCACCCTACACGGGTAATGGCTATCGTCTGTACTTCTTAATGTCTGTAGCACCTACTCCCTTCCCAATAAAAGCTAGTCATTTTTGTAGGTAATCCTAGGTTGGCTTTTCTTGTGGGTGGGAGGCACCACAAAATCTCTCACACCACGACCACCCCCTCCCCCCCCATCATTGTTGCGCCACTACAACACAGGGTATGTACTTACGGGTAAACGAGTAAGGGTAAACCCTGAGAATTAATTAACCGACCAGTCGGACGGTTATGCGTAAATTGCATAAGCACCCTTTCGGGTAGACCTACTGTACACACAATCGTACACAGGATTGTATACACTATACTAGAACATAGATTGTTATCTTAATACATTATGGTTCATATGGTAAGCACCTATATAAATAATGGGGGAACCTAGGGTTTATCCCTATATCTTTGCATGGGTGATGGCGTTATTATTAGTGCACTAGGACAACAAACCTAGTGGTTCATTCAATCAACTTAATAGGTGTCACATGTTAACTATTCATAAATCTAGCCACTATGCCGCGCACTTAAGTACATCAGGCTTAATTGTCGAGTCAACCCATAAATCAGGTGGCAAGTTACTCAGGTTCGATCATCTTCAATTTAATGAATACGTTGATGCACTCAGAACCGCCATCGACAATGATGAATCTGACGCATTGTGCCGCGCACTTTTGAAGGATTAACCATGTATCCCCAAACCGCACTGCAAGCACTCAATTATCTGAAAACCCTGCCCGATTGTGACTTTGTTGACTTCTCAATTGAAGGGGCTTTTTTCCACCAAACCCCTTATCTCATGGGTAAAACCCGCGATGGCCAATGGATTGTTGCCTGGGACATAAGTGAAACAGAATATTATCCCGATCATCCTGAGCACATTTAACTAGGGTTTGTCCCTATTTCCAAGGGGCTTAATCGCCCCTAAAATTTAAACTCACTCACTCAATAGGCGTTAACATCATGGATAAAATCACACAATCAATCGATTCCCTTAATCGTGCTAAACAAGGGGATTCACTCTTAAATTACCCTGCTATCGTGCAAGGCTTTGCAGCCAAGGGCATAGCCCACAATGACATTATGCCAAGGGTAAATATCTTCACTTATAACGCTTGGCAAGCCCTAGGTCGCCAAGTGCGTAGGTATGAAACGGGCGTTAAATGTGTCACTTGGATCGAAACCAATAAAGATGGCAAACCCGATAAGTTATGCCGTTCTGTAACTGTATTCCATATCTCGCAAACCGACCCGATTCAATAACCAGGGGCCAATATGAAACCTACAAAATGCCTAATCACTGGTAACTGGTTTATCACTGGTTATGCCACTGGTAGAAAATATTGGGGGTCAACTCCAAGGGATTGTGAGCAAAACGCACAATTGTATTTTTACAGATAACTAGGGTTTATCCTAATTGCATGGGGGCATTTTGCCCCTACCATTCAACAATCATTCAATCAATAGGCTTTTATATGAATCAACAAACATCACCCCAAGCACTTACTGAAGATCAAATAGAGCGCAAGGTTTCATGCGCCATTGATCGATTAGATCGTCATTTGCTGACAAACCAGATCAATCAAGACCAATACGATCGGGATATTGTCTCAATAGATAAGTGGGCGCAACAACAATATGATTATTCTAAATCCATAGGTGCATAACATGGATTATCAAGACAAAATTGTAGTTATCGGTTCGGCCTTGGCTTTCATGGCCTTGGCTTTCATTCTTTGGACATACTGAAAGGCTTAAATAAAATGAAACATACCTATATTGTTAAATTTGTAAGCCCGACCGACCCTAGCGATTGGTCAAGGATCGAATTTTCATCAATTACAAAAGCCCTTGGGTTTCTGTCTCTGATGCTCAAGCGCGGCTGCATTTGCCAAGTATTCCAAAAATAAAATCAAGGCTCAAGGGGATTATGTCCCCTTTGGCCTGGGCTTTGGCTTGGGGATTCATTAACTTTTCAAAAGGCGTTCAAAATGTCAGCTTTCATCGTCACCGACACACACATTAATGCTCTGGTTCGATATGCCTCACGGCATAAGTTATCAGTTTTTTTCAACAGGCAATTAGGTTTCCCGTTTGGAAAAGAGCAGTTAAAAACTTACGATAATGAGCAAGCCATTGCTCAAATATTATTAGACGAAAATGTTAAAAGCGTAAATTATCGTTATAGTGATAATGAGGTTATGACAATAACTTATGATCCTGGCGCACCAATATTAACGGCAATTCAGGCAATTAAAGCTGCTCACTGCTTGAAATATCAATCAAATGAATGCGATGATTTTGAAGAGTCGATAGCGTTTAAACTGATTGAAGCAATTATTGCAGACGCAATTCCACGGCTGGAGGGTTACGAGTCCGCAAGCTGGGCCATTGCCGACAAGGTGACAGCATGAGCAAAATAACCATAACCATTAATACCGAAAACTCAGCATTTGAATACGATCCTTGGGGTGAAATTGCTGATATTTTGCAAACAGTTGCCCATGATGCCAGACGATATAACGAGCTTCAAGACTTTATTCGGGACAGCAATGGCAACAAATGTGGAACGATAAAAATTGAGCAAGGCGTTTAAACATGATATATGCGACTTTGGCTCTTTTGCTTCGTATTTTGACTAGAAAAAAACTCACTTGAAAGGCTTTTATGAATAAACAGATCAAAGAAATCAACGACAAAATTATGCAGAAATGCAGTTTTGTCACATTGGAATCAATGGATGAAACAGGGTTTTGTTTTGATTTAAGGGTGGACAATATTATTTTTGGCCCTTGGGGAATCGAGAATGCCTATGATTGCTCAATCACAGAAGGGAAAATGCCCATGATGGAATTGCGAGACATGGGCATGACTGAAGATCAAGAAATCCAACTCATGCAAGAAATCAATAATGCCGTGTCAATTTGTGAAAACCTAACATCTTAAGTCAGCAACCACTAACTGAAAGGCTCAAAATGATTTATTACATTAACTACAGACTAAACGCTATCGGTCAAGCTGCTGTGACCCAAAAAGTTTTGGAAATTTGCAGTAAAAAAGAAAACATCTATCCTGACGCATTCTTTGAAGATGCAGAAGACGCAAGAAATGATATTTATGGTTCAGGCGGCCAAGCTTTTGAAATACACTGGACTTTGACCGATAGCCGCAACCCTGTGGTCGTTGATGTGTGGCCCGAATGGTTTGATGAGCAAATTCTTGAAGAATGAAAATAACACAATCACAATAAGTCAGCAACCACTAACCTAGACCCGCCAAGTGCGGGTTTTTTCTTGCCCTGTTTTAAGCCCTTGCAAGCCCTACCATGTAGGGTGCATTGGGTTGACCAAGAAAACCCATTTAAAAGCCCTTTTAAGCCCTTTAGCAAGCCCTTTTGTGGTCAATCATCATCTTGGTTTGGCAGTGTAGTGACAAGGCCCACATAATTCAGGTTCATTTCAGGGTCTAGGCCACAGTTAAAAAAGTGGCCCGCTTGGTCGATGGCAACCTTTAACCCTTGGGTCATGTTTCCATTTCCGATCAATTCCAGAATGGCCCTTTGTTCGGGGCTTAAATCCAGTTTGAAATCAGTCTGGGTTCTGAGTCGGTTTATTTTGTTTGCCATTTACCATATCCTGCCAGTACAAGGCCATGAGTAATGCCTCTGCGCGGTTACCATCTTTTTTCCTGAGTAGCTTGGCTTCAGGCCAAAATGATCGGGCTAAATCAAGGCTTTCATTTTTATCTGCTGATAAATGAAAATGTTTCTTCCATTTTTGAGGAGTGACGAATGACAGGGGGGCAGTTAATTCGGCAACTGCTGAGATAACACCAACCGCCCTGCCAAACTGAAAACTGCTTGCAGAACCATTGCCTGGGAGTGACCAGACATATTCCATACAGATTTGGGCATCTTCTTTTGGGTCTATTATTTTCAACAAATGATTTTTGAATACAAGCGCAAGAATGTGTTTGTCCTTGTGCTGTATTTCAAAAGAATCGAGATAATCACCCCTTGCACTCAAGGCTCCCAATGCGCCAGATATTGAACCTGGGTCAATTCCGATCCAAATGGTCATTGTGGGCTTTCATGGTGTTGATTAAATCGGTCGAAATCCCAAGCCATAGGTATGTTGGGCATTTCTCTAACTCCTGTGCCCTGTGCCATGCTTGACCCTTCCAGCCTGGAGTTTTTGCCATTAAAACAAGATGGGCCAATGTCTCCGCATACAACGAGGGCATGGTTGACAAGGTGCTGTGCAACGGCAAGACCTTGTTTTCTTTTGTTGAGCAAGTGGTGGGCTTCATGTATGTTCATTTTGTCATCTTTTCTTTAAAACCTTGATAAAAATCACCGCTGTCC